CTTGTAGATGCTATATTACCGCTGACGCTGCCCCCCTGAGTTGTTTTACACTTTTCAGAAGAGGCAATCGTCCTTAGGTAACTTTTTATTGACTGAATGTCTTTATCGTATGTTGGTTTTCCAAACATTATTCTTGTTCTTTTTTATCAGTCTCTACAAGTTTAAAGTCAGCCCTTATAGAGAAATTTTTGTCTTGAAGCTCCTTACCTGTAAGGTAAGTGTCAATAAGCATTTTAGCAAACTCATTGTTCATCATTATTGCTGTGAGTCTGTCGCTTATGTTTTGCTCAATTTTAATCTCTAATTTTTTCTCTTTACTAGTTGCCATTTCTAATTAAATTAAAAGGTTAATAATTATTAAATTTATATTTCGAAGAATCCCGAAATCCTGATTGTTATGTTTGTAGTAGATGGTGGGAATTGTGTCTCGTCAGCAAGAGCTGCTGCAATTCCATTTCCTGAGACACCTATTAAAATGTCTGCATTTGTATCTACTTCAGCATATATATTTTCATTTCCACCTATCACCGCATTACCAAGGTTGCTTATATTTGCTGCAACATTTGCTAATGGAGTATTAGGTAGTCCGTCGATTTTCATGGCACCAGTCGCTGTTGTGAAAGCATTAGTGTCAAAATCTAAATCAACGTGGAAGTAGTACAAGTTTCCAATTTGGTAACCAATACCGTTAGCCGTGTTGTAGGTAAATGAAGAGTCTCCAGCAGTAGCATAAGATACTGTTGGTGTAAACACATCCTTGCCTGTTTTTAGCGACTTGCCAATTATTTCCCACTCTCCCGTATCGCTAGAGTATTTTAGTTTTATTGTTTCGTCAAGAGACGTCATTGAATATGAAGCAGCTCCATCTATGTTGTTTCCATTTCCTGATACAGTAAGTGTGGCACCATCTATGTTTTTGATAACAACTTCTTGGTTTGCAAGAGGAGATGCTGTTAATGTAATTGTAGTTACACCATTGTCAGCATAAATAACCCCATCTGTAGTTTGTACTGTATAATCAACAGCCTTTACTGAAGAGTTGACAGCCTGAGCTGCACTTATACAAGTATTGATGTTGCTACAAGATATACAATCTTGAGGGAAAGCGTCTATCTCTGTGCCTGCTAGTATGCAGTCATCAGCATCAGAGAAGTACCCTGTAAGGTTTAGTGGACACTTTGTTGTAGATAGTTCAGCTATCCCCACTGTTATGTGAAATTGTATGCTAGCTCCAGCGGCCACTGTTACAGGTCCTATAACCTCAATTGAGCCATTTGTAGTTGAGTTAACAGAGGCGTTATTGTTGTCAATGACAGATACCACTTCTGTACCCGTAGGTAAGTTAAGGTTGAAAGATATACCAGTAACCTGACCACCAGTATTGTTTGTATACTTTGTGGTAGATAACATAAACTGCGTATCACCTTCAAGAAATATTACGCCTTTTTTAGCCATTTTATTTTTATTTAAAGATTTTTATTATTAACAGGAAACTGTAATTTGTTTAGTTACCTGGAAAGTTTGTTCTAAGTCGTTTGTGGATGTTACTGTAACATCGTAAGTTCCATTATTAATGGAGTTTATGTTGTACCATTTTAAGTAAGGTCCACAAGGGTAGTTTACTGTATAGTCAAAATTATATTCAGCGCCCTCTCCTGTTTCTTGTAGATTTACGTTTATGTCCATATTACCTCCAGCACATCTAGCTGAAACGTATGTTCTTATTCTTGGGGATCCACCATTACAATCTATGTAAAGTATCTGTAAGGTTGCGTTATCAAAAGAACCTTGAGAAAGTGTCTCAGTAGTTCCTATAGTTTCTCCAGCGGCACCTTTAGATTTTGCATATATTCCTACTTGGTCTGTAGCACTCATGTCTAGCGCCTTAACGCTAGGATGTACTGTCATAGAGGTTGCATATTTTGTTCCAGCCCCTGAAAGTAGATTTACTGCAGATACAAAATTGTCAATAGTTTCGTCGATACTAGCTCCTATGTGGACATTTCCGTCAACATCTGTAAGAGTGTCTTGGAACGTATATGTTTTTGGTCCTATTGTCACAGCCTCTCCGTTAGAGATATTTGCATCAAGGGTTAGTAGACCATGAGCAAAATTATTGACTCTGTCAGATGTTGTGCCACAAGCTGTAAGTGTTACACTATCTGAGCCTCCACATCCATAAGTGTTGTCTGTAACAGATACGTAATATGTAGTAGAAGTTCCTGGTGTTGGTGGTGGGTCTGCTTCCGTGTTTGGGTCAAATACATTATCTGTTGTTGGCCCGTACACTATTGTACCCTCTACAGGGTCATCTTTTCTGTATGTATATTCATAGTTTCCTGAGCCTCCCGAAACACTTACTGACACTGTTCCGCATCCAGTCTCTGGTGAAATTACAGATGCTGACACATTTATGTCATAGGCTGTGAACTGTTTTGTAACAGTTCCTTCGGCAGAACCAACTAAAGTGTGTTTTAACCAATAAGTTCCTGCTGTCAAAGTTCCGTCTGGTACAGTGACTTCTCCCGTACCATTATCATAGGTTACAGTTACTCCTGTATCAACTCCTTCGGGTCTTTGAAGTTCCCAAGTTGAGTTGCCACCATATCCTGCCGCAACTGTAGTTAAGAGTATTGCCATTGTTTATTATAATATACATTGGTCACCTATAGTGAAATCTGCTGAATCTTTATCTTGTACTCTTATAATAACTCTAGTAATAGATTCACAAGTGTTGCAGTTACCTGTACCTAATAAGCTGTAGGTTACTTGATATGAACCTACACCTAAAACTGAAGGGTTTATCAGACCAGTAGAAAAGCTAATAGTTTCACTAGCTGTACCACCTGACAATGTAGCTCCTGTAAAAGAACCATTACTCATAGTTTCTGTAGAAGCTATACTGTTTCCTGCAGTTCCGCCTGTTAGGGCATATACATACATTGTATCACCATCATCAGCTACAGCTGTCACACTAGCGTTTGCTGTTTGGCCTGTGGCAAAATCAGTGCCTTCTACGGCACTTCCTGTTGCTACTCCTGTGATAGCGGATATTAAGTTATCTATTGTATCTGATGCTGTAGCTCCGATATGTACGTTGTTAGCGGAATCTACAAAGGTGTCTAGAAATGTATAAGTAGTTGCACCTAGAGTAAGTGTCTCTGTGTCTACAGCATTTCCTGTAAGTGTTAGTAAAGTATCAGATACACCATTCATTGTAAACAGTCCACCTGAAGTTGTTATGCTATCTGGGACTACTGAAGTTTGTTCATCATTAATTCCAGAAGCGTAGGTAAAGCTAGAGTCAGCCTTTTTACAATATGTAAAAGTATCCGTGTGCACTACTCCACCAGGGGATGTATAGGTTACAGTATATTCTGTACCTGAACCTTCCCCAGCATCTAGGATAGCGTCATCAATGTCTCCTGTGCTTGCATTAATAGCGCTTGGGTCAGGGGTAATTGTCCATGTTCCACCTGTCTTAAAACTTACACCTAATGAGGGGCTAATAGTTCCCATTTATATCTTAATTTATTTTATTAACAATTATGGTCAACATCAAAAGGAGATGTCTGAGCTTGTGCTACAAACCCTTTACTTGTTTTACTACAACTTGTTGTCTGCGACTGTTCTTGGTCTAGTACTGGACAGTCACAACAAGCTGCTGGACAAGCTATGTTTATTGTCTGAGTTTTAGTTGTTGTCACTCCACATTCTACAACCTCGTAGGTAAACACTACGTCTGCAGGAAGGTCTTCATGACATTCCTCTGTATACGTAATTACTTCACTAGTGTCTATAGACTCTGTGTTGGTGTAGATAGCAGGACTAATGTCTGTAATACTAACAGTCTTAGCTGGATAAGCTACACAAGATCCATCATATGGGTCACAGAACTCACAATCCGCACAAGTTACATTGGCACAAAGGTCAATGTTTAATGTAGCTATAGCAGTAGAAGTTACACCACAAACTGTTGCTGTATAAGTGATAGTTGTTGAAGTAGGTATTACATCTTCATCTATAAGGTCGTATGAAATCTCCCCTGTACTTGAATTAATTGATACATTGGTTAGTACAGCGGTGTCATATCCTCCAGAAGGTATTGCATATACTATTGGGTCAACACAAGACTCACTTTTAGTAGCTACAGCCTGAGCTGTGTTACCTGTGCTTCCTGAAATAGTTGCTGTAATATTGTCAGCCTTAACCCACTTGCCATCGCAAGGGTTACATGAAGCGTTTATTTGAGAACAGTTTTGACATAGATCTTTTAGATAGACAACTATTCTGCCGAAGTCTGAAATGTATTTTCCATCTGATGTAGTGCAACATGCTTTGAAGACTACTTCAAATTTTTGATTTGGTGTGTATGTAGATTGGCTTGCTGTAGTAAAGTTAAAACCCGTGTTAGATATTGTATACCCTGCCTCTATAAGTTCAGGATTTACTACCTCTATAATCTCAAATGAGGTGTTGGCGGGAGTAGCACATCCACTGAAATCGAAGCAGTCAAAAGGGACAACTCCTGCATTTCCACATGGCGCTACTGAATCCTCTGGTTTTACTGTTATAGTCCCTAGCTTTAAGCACTTTGAAGTAGAGCTGCAACTTTTGGGAGTAGGAGCGTTTGGAATAAACAAACTAAAGCAAGAACAAGTAGGTATAGTGTTAGCCATTTTATTTATTTACAATTGCATTCGCAATCTAAATTATCAAGTTCTTTAGTTAAAATTTTATAAAAGTCTGCTGCTTTTTGTGATTGGTCCATCTTAGCAGAGGCTTTCATAATCTCAAGGTAGTTACTAAGCTCTATATACTTTTCTATACTTACTTCCTTTTTTGCTAATTTTTGAGTTAGTCTATCAAACCTACACTCTAAGAGGCAAGTGACTGCCCTAAACCGAGTATAAACTTTCCCACAGGAATCTATGGAAAAACAATATATTCCATCGGGTAGACATTCGCTAGTCTCTAAATTGTCTCCATTAAATACTGTGGTTCCTTGAGGTTTGATATTTACTACCACTTGTTTATTAGAGACAGGTAGGGTGACTGTTATTTGGTGAGACTCGGGGATAAAATACCCCTTGTCATCATTCCAATTACTTAAGTCTGTGAGAAGTAAGGTCTTACAATCTACAGACTCTAATTTAAAGTCAAACTTACTGCCTGTACCCTTTATACAGCTACAAGACATTTGTTATGTTGTTTTACTTTATGTTATTAAAGAGATGCGGCATAAGCCTCAAACTCAGCTTTTGTACCGTTAGTTAAGGTACCATTATCGTTCCAAAAATAATCCTTACCATTACCAGAACCTTCTTTAATTTTAAGGAATGGTGCAGGGCATGCCCCCCAGCCAATTTCGGAACATTTAGCCATTTCTTCTCCCATTTGGATTGGGTCAGAAACATTCTTTCTTCCAACTTTAACAAGTCCTTGAAGGAATTTAGGCAAAGTTAATCTTTTAGACATTGTTCTAAATTATTATTTTTAAGAATAGAGGGCAGCTTGTGCTGCCGCCCTCTCTTATTTAATCGTTATATACTATTGTTTTAAGCAATGTCTGGGTCTGCTGAAACTCCAGCAGTAGCACAGTTCATAGAACCAATAGCTTTACAGTTGTTGTTGTTTGCTGTCACAAGGGCGTTGAAGAAAGTCTCCCAAGAAGCGAGAGTTGTTGAATCATCAACGTTAATGTGTACGGCAGACTTGTACGGTGAATACACAACTGAATGACCTAGTTGATTGTCATATAAGTGTTTATGCTTAATGTAGTAAGAGCAGTACATAGCCTCACACTTAGCTGTAACAGCGTTTCTAAGTCTAGATGTGTCGTCAGGGAAGCCAAATGAGCCTGCTCTATAGTTAGAAGCTCTGTATTTTCTACCTCTTCCACCTGGCATTCCGTACTTGTACTCAAGCCACTGAATTTGTGCTCCGAAGTTTCTTGGAGTTTTTGGCTCTAGAAGCGTAGCTACCTCAGTTCTTGGTTTGAAGTCGTTAGCGTCTTTTAGGAACTCAATACTAGCTTTTACACCGTACCATGCCCAAGGCATTTTCTCTAGGTAAGCTCTACACTCAGGCTTGTCAGGTTCAGCGATAATCGCCATCCAGCAAGATGGAACGTAATCAGCAGCAGCAGCTGAGGCAGCAACACCACCTGATAGAGTAGCTCCACCGAATGAGGCGTTAGCTAGTGTTTCAGTAGTAGCAATTGAGTTACCAGCAGTACCAGCAACCAATGCAGTTACCTGAATTGTATCACCAGGACCGTTTTCTGCAGTAGCAGAAGCGTTAGCAGTCTGTGCAGTTGCGAAATCAGTACCTTCTACAGCCGAACCTGTAGCTACGTTGGTGATAGCTGATATAAGGTTGTCCATAGTTTCTTGAACAGTTGCTCCAATGTGAACATTGTTCGCAGAGTCAACAAAAGTGTCAAGGAATGTGTAGGTAGTGGCACCAATAGTTACAGTCTGTGTATCCACAGCGTTTCCTGTAAATGTAAGTATTCCTGTTGCCTTTTCTCCTGTACAGTCAGAGCATTTTCTAACAGCAGGGAAAGAAATTGAAGATGCACTATCACATGCAGCTACACTACCATTTGTGTCAGTAAGTACCCATGAATCATCACAAGTTACTACGTGAAGTTGGATTGGACAACATGGTGTAACACCTTGAGTCACAACAGCAAAAGCGCTATCTGGACCAAACTCAGCCTCGAAATTCTGCTCAATTTGGAAAGCGATGTTTCTAAGTTGAGGTAGGAGAGTTTTAGTGTTATCTGTAGGGTCTAAGTTACCTACAAACTCGTATACATTACCGTTCACTGTCATAGACAGGATAGCGTCAATTGTAGTACAAGTCTCACAATCAGATGCAGCAGCATCAGGACCGAAACAGAACATGCTCCAGTTAGAGTGTCCTCTTACAGCTCTGAAAGGTCTTGGGTTTGGATTCCTTTTCTTATCAGGGTAATCCACACCTTTGATTTTTAAGTTGATGTCATCATTTAACCTCTTTACAAGGTTGCAAACAATTTCGTCACAGTTTGCATCTGGTGGGCAATCATCACATGTGTTGCAGTCAGGTGAGTAAGAAGCGATGAACTCACTATACCCTTTAAATAGAGGAGACCAACTTCTAGTTAGGTTGTTCTCAACTTCTACCCTTACGGTATAGTTTTCACCACACTCTACACAGTCAATAGTTGCCGCTTCGATTAGTGGCTGTCCACACTGAGGAGCGCTTACAGAAGCCTCATCAATGTTACACTTTTCAAACTTTTCACCAGCTAGTAGCCTAACATCGTCAGCTACACCGTCCCCATCTTGGTCAACAAAGACCCCAATATAAAGGTCTCCTGTAAGTGCAGCTAGGTCTCCCGAAGCTACTGTTTGAGGAATTGAAGATGAAGTTGAATCATATGTGAAAGCAACTAACTGACCTGGCGCTCCATTATAGAAGATTTTTTCACCTGCTTTATTCTTACCTGTTGGGGCAAAGAATAACGGTTCTCCTCCCGCCTTCATAGCGTAGTCTCCGTATGCAGTAATGTGCCTTTGAATTAAAGCGTTTTGAGCCATTTTATTTTAAAATTTTTTGTCTTGTTTTCAAGACGTTAACAATGTGTTTTCAATTTATATTTAAGCCCTATAGAGCTTATCTATCTGAAGTATTTTTTGTACCTGAGAGTTAAAACTCTCGGTGTCCATAGAGTCTCTTGAAGATAGTAGAACAGCTAAGTCGCTGACTTGTCTGTTAGCAAAAGTGGAGTCTACTTCAAAATTGAGGTTCTTCTTGATTACCTCATTATCATAGTTGTAGTATTCCATTTCACATTGTACAAGTTCAGGAGCTTCTATAAAGTTAGGTTTTCTATAGTAGTCTATGATAACCTTTTTTACCTCCATTCCTTTGTGATATACTACCATACCGTCTCCCGACTCTTGAGCTAGAAGCCTTTCCCATTTAAAGTCCGGCATCCAATTTGAATCTCTAAGGTCTTTCCTTATTTTGTCAGACAGAGATATTGTAATATCAATCTTCTTTTCAATACCTGGACAACAATCTTTGCTACAGGTTAAAGCTTCTTGATTCATTCTTTGATAAAGGTCGGATGGATACACAACTCTAGATGTGTCGCAATCAATCTCCTTTACATCAAGCTCTTTACCTATAATAAAAAACTGTCTTAGGTCGTTTCTAAGCTTCTCATTCTTTTGAGCAACTGAAACTTTATTCTCATACCATATTTCGTAGGCCTCATTGAGATAAGCTACAATGTCAACTACTCTATATGACTGAGCTTTTCCTGAGTTCTGCGAATTTCTTTTTCTATAAAAGTCATAGACAAGTTTGTTTGCAGAAATCATTTATTTTATTGTTTTTGCTTCTCCTTTAGTTGTTTTTCGAGCTCTATAAAATACTCTTGATTATCAACTTGTCTGAAGAAGTTTATCAGTTGTAAATCGTTAAGTTGACCTTCAATCCTGTCAGGTAGTCTGTTGTTACCTGAATTGAATTGCCAATAAGAGCCTCTGTTTCTCAATATTCCAAACCTCTTAGCTCTCATAATAGAGGCCATTATTTCTAGGTCTGAATTTGGAGTTTGCTTCTTATCCGCAAGTTCTATAAACCACTCTTGCCAACTTTTATTATTAAACTTAGGGCAGAGTTCTGTGTTTGTGGCAAACTCGTCTTTTATTGCCATAAACAAACTATCAGGGTCAGGGTCACTAAAGTTATATGTTTTAGCGTCCATGATTTCAGCTATCAAAGTCATCCTTTCAAATGATGATTCAGCTAAAAACTTGACAGCGCTTATTTCTTTTTTGGCATCCTTAGCTTGTTTTGCCTTAGCTACTTTAGGGTTAATAAGTTCAAACTTAGCCCCTGTAACTTCAGTAAGGATGTTAGATGCTTCTGTTTTGTCGTCAACATTATACGCACCTTTAAAAATTAGATGGAAAAATTCATCTTCGGGAATATCCCTGTTTAACATGATTCTACCACCTTGCATGGCCTTTTTTAGGTACCAGTGCTTGTGCTTAAAGAAAGAATCCTGGAAGTCTTTAAGATTGGCATCTTTTATTATTTGCCCTTCTTGTGGGTGACCTTTAGGATACTTAAGTTTCATAGCATCTACAATAGAAGCTAATTGTTCTTGTGTACCTCCCCAGCACCATTGATCTTCTAGGTCGCTCCAAAGAGGTGATAACCACTGTCTTGCAGAAGGTAATGTAGGCTCTTTATATTCGCCAGCATATACTCCCTCTGTTTCAGGGTTTTTATCGTTTGTAAAGTATTCTCTTGGATTACCTTTTAATGACTTGATATTACCAAGCCCACCTTTCCTTTTAAGGATAACTGTTCCTTTTTTTGACATTTTTCTTTCTTTATTTCTTAACTAAAAAGTGAGGGGGATTATAAGGCTCCCCCTCATGCCGTTGTTTGTTATATACTTATTAGATAACGTTAGGTAAGAACCTAAGTAGTCTAGATGTGTCGTATGCTACAAGTCCGAAAGACTTTCTGTGTACCCAGTGGTATCCCCAGAATGTAGTATCCGCAGGTGTTTTGAACACAGGGTTGTCCTGAGTTGTTTTTCCAAACGGAGACCAAAGACCTGGAATATAAGTTGAGAAGTCTTTTCCTGACCTTCTTAAGATTTCAACGTTAGTTTGTCCAAATCCGTAGTCAAGAGCGATAAACTCAAAAGATGATACCGGGTAGTGAGTTCCTGGATATGTAACTGTAGAGATTCTAGTGTTGTCTAGAAGTGCCCAGTAAGCTACTGTAATTTCTCCGAAAACTGGTAGGTAGTACTTTGTAAACTGTGCCTTACCAAAAGCGTGTCCCTCTCTGCCTTCAGAATGAGCTGATGCAGGTCCAAGAATGAAGTCGATTGGTGTAACTGTTGCAGTCTCTGCGTACTTAGCTTGAATCCAGTCGTGGAATAATTTAAGTCCACCTTGTCCCGTATAAAGAAGAAGTTTTCTTTGAGAAGGTGCAACTCTATCAAACCAAAGAGAGTCAATCTCAGAAACAATAAGGTCAATACCGTCAACTGTTGGGTCGTAGTAAATTTCGTTACCTTGCTCCAAGTATTGGAATAGACCTGGAGAACTTGTAATTCTCTTTCCTGTTGTTCTATCCGCAAGGTGGTCTGTCATCTCACCATAAGTAAGATAAAGCTCTGTTTCAAGTTTAACTTGAGCCATAGCCTGAACTTCAAGGAAGTTAGTTATCTTTGCAGATTCAGGGATAGGTCTACCATCCATGTCACATCTTGCAAGCTCAAGGTTACCCCACTTTTCGTGAGCATCCTCGTCAATAGAGAATTTCCACTGCATTGTAGTCATTGGAACCTCAAACTCAATGTATGAGAAGTCCCATCCCATTTGCAACGTACCCCAAGTGTTAGAACCTAGGTCAGATGCAAGAGAACCCATTTTAATGTAGTAGTCTCCCTCTTTAAGAAGAGCTTTAGGGAATACTCTAGCCGACTCTGGTTTATCAAGCATGATAACATCATACTCGAATGCTCCATCTCTTTCTACGGCCTCTGATTGTACCACAACAGCAACTCTTTTTTGTCTTAGAGGTGCAAGAACATCATTAGGTCCGAACCAGTCTACATCTAGTCTAATTCTGAAAGAGTATCCTGACGCTCCGTAATATTCGGCATCAGAGTTCGGGTTGCCCATTGAAATAGCTCGTCTATCAGGCTTTGAATAGATTTTCCATCTCACATGGTTTTCATCAACGTCTCTGATTCCACCAGAACCTGCCACGTATTCGTAGAAAGGTGTGATTGTCTCAGACAGTGTTGTAGAGTAGGCAGAATAAAATCTTTGCGCTACTTGCGAAAGGTCTTGGAAGTCCTTTACGTGCTGACCAGCTGCCAGCAATAAATCTTCATAGTCAAACTTCTTTGAAAAATACTTAGCATTTGATGCTTCTTCAGTATTTATAATAAAGGAGTCTGGAAATGGTTTAGTACGTATACTCATTTTGTTTAGTTTGTACTGTTGGTTGCTGCTGTATCAGCAGTTAATAATGTTTAATCAATAATATTATAAAGGTTTGCCTACTAATATTATTTAGTTTTATTTCCAGCATAGCTGGTAATAGTATTTATGGAAGTATGTTACATCCTAAAGTAAGTAGGACCACTTGTTCTTCCAGTTTTATCAATTCTATTTGATTCAAGTTGTTTTTTTACTTGCTTGGCAGTAGGATTTTTAGTTCTACTTTTTTCCCTAGCTACTTTGTAGCCATCAAGTAATTTCTTTTCAGCCTCAGCTTCTGCTTTCCTTTTAACATATTCCTCTTCTGTTTTTCGGTACTTGTATTTTTTGAAAGCCCATAGCTTGACCTCTGGGTTGTTTTGAAAATCCAATAGGAACAGCTCTAGTTCAGATGCAGGGTATGTTTGCCCAGCAATCTCAACAGACTGATTTCTTTCTGATATACCCTTTTTAAATTCTTTAACATCAGGGATGTCTTCCCCTAACAGCTTACCTTTTTTGAGTGAGTCTTCTACGATTTTGATGTTTCTTTGTTCCAAAGCTTTCTTTTGCTCTTCTTGTTGTTGAGCAGCTTTTTCCTGGGCATCAATAATATAGTCCCTCTTTTCTCCAAAGAAGGTTTTTGCTTCTTCTGCTAAAGAGTCTAGGTCATCATCAAGTTCGGCTGTTTCAATAAGTTTTTCTACAGCCCTTTTACTAATCTTCTTTTCTGAAAACATTTGTTGAATTACCTCTATCTTCTCTTGGTCTGAAGCTTTTTCTAAATCTAGTGATGAGAAGTTCTCGTACCTAGAGGCGTCTGATAGTGAATTGATATCCACCCCAGACCTTATTAACTTAGCATACTTTAAATCAAGCTCGTTGATTCCTTGTTTTGCTAACTCTGAATATACTTTTTGGGTGACTTCTGTTTCAATGTCCTCCCTTAAAGATTTTTTATAATTTTCGTAGACGTCAGCTGCTGAGACACTTTCATTAATTTCGAATTCTTCAGGTAGCTCTCCGTCGGCTTTGAGTTGACTAGCTAGATAAAAATAAGCGTTTAAACCATCATCGTCACCCTTTTCAGCTTCTTGTTCTTCGGAATCGTCATCTTTATCAGATTCTTCCTCATCTTCTTCATTAGCTTTTTCTTCAGTGGTTTTATTAACCCCCTGATTGTCTGAGTAATTCTCGTCTACTTCTTCAGTTTCTTCTAGAGAGCCTCTCTCTGAAAAAATATCAAAATCGGAGTCTTTAGCCTCTAAAGGTTTCGGTTCCGTAGTTTGATCTAAAGGTTTTACTCCTGTGGCAGCAGCATCTGCTTCTCCCTCCGTAATAGTTTTTTCTATTTCGGCTGAGTCTTCTGTAGCTGTTATTCCATCAAATGGGCTCAATTTACCAGACCCTGAACTAAAACTAAAGGTTTGTCCAGGTTTAAGTTTACTTTCTTTTGCCATACTTTTCTAATTAAGATTCAAAATTACAAAAAATTTTCTAAAATTACTACAAATTTTTGGACAAATTTGAAATTTTTGACAATTCCCTTGTCATTTTCTTACTTTTTTCTTGTCCTATCTGCCCTAAGTTTAGCCTTTAACTCCTCTTTCCTCATCTCCATTTCAGCTTTGTGTTTGGCCATATCAGCATCAAGTTCTTGACTGTGTTTAATCATATCAGCATCAAGTTTTTGACTTTGCTTAGCCATATCAGCTTCAACTTGAAGTAAAGTCTTCTCTACAAGGTCAGATTGATTGTTTTTATTTATATCTTGTGCAAGAGCGAATTTAGTTACGTCAATAGCTGTTCTTCTTTCTTGACTTTGAAGCTTAGCCATATCTCTAGCATCCTCTCTATCTTGTTTCATTTTCTCTATAGCCATCTTGCTATCCCTTTCAGCCTGGGCTTGCTGAGCTTGAGCTTGCATAGCTTGTTGCCTCATCTCTTCAGAAGATCTAGACTCCCTCTTTATAATGTCTCTGACTTCTCCTTCTGTGTCGGCAAGAACTAATTCAAGTACAGCTTCGGGTCTTGTTCCATTTTGTATCAATGTCAGGGCTTGTTGTTTTAGTAATGTCAACTTTTCTAGCTCTGAGCTAGAGTTGCTTAAGGTTATGCCCATATCTTGATAAGCTGTATACGGGGCTGTCTTCAGCTCTGCCAAAGCTACGTCATCTAGGAATGTGGCAGCCCTTTTAAAATTCTCTTCTCTTTTGTAGTAGTGTCTTGCTATATTAAGTAGGCCTGTCAGGGACTTTTCTTTAATCTTTCTGTGGGTCTCAAAGAACCTCGCTGTTTGATTATAAGAAGCTACTTTATTGACTTGGGTGTTGACCCCTGTGGCATATTGTCCAATGTCTCCCATTCTAGCATCATTGAAGAACATTGACCTAGCGTGAGTCTGTCTGAAGAACTCCAATAGTTGTACTTTAGCTTGAATGTCACTCATCTTAGATATGTTGACATTCTTCATCATTTGATAGTCAAACTGATTTAAACCCCTCTTAGAACCATCAGCAAGCATAAGTCCTCCGTTTCTCATAGAGTCCATCCAGTCTTGCCAAGGCATTCCGTCAGGCTTAAGGTTCATACCCCAAATAAATACCTGACCATAGTTTGTGGCCATGTCGTGCTTTAGGGACGCCATAGTGACATCAAAATCTTTTTGTAAAGTCTTACCTACATCTATTAAAGATACGTTCTTAGAGACATTACCATGAGTGTTATATCTCCTTCCATAGTAGGGAAGTGGGACATTAAACGGACAATCTAAGGATTTATACTGGTTAGGTATAGGTCTTGTATTAACATGCTTATAGTCAAAGCTACCTAGTATTGTGTCTTCCCACAATTCATCCACCCACACTTTTTTAACTTCATAGTCTTCTGGTCTAGGTTCGTAATGCTCGCTTACCCAAAAAGTCTCCATCTTGTCGTCTATAACTCTTTTGACAAGTTTTAGCATAACTTTATCTCTCCAAACTATGTGGGCTTCCCTTACCCCAAATGAATGCTTAAGTCCAAATATGTCAGTATTATCTTTACTAAAGATATCAGAGTACATGTCAATCATTCTCCTTTCCCCTTCTTTAGTCCTTATATTTGCACCTGCATATTTTTGTTGAAGTCCCTCGTCCATGCTATAGGTATACATAACTTTTTTCATGGCTTCATTTCTGTCCCAATCATAAAAGTTTCTCATTCCTCCTAGAGGTTCAGAGTGGTACTCAAGCTCTCTTAAGTCTTTCTCTGATAGGTGCATTGCATGTCTTTGTTGTGCATCCTCTACTGTAAGCCAAGTTTCCCTTTTAGCCCAAGTAGCGTCTTGTACCCATTCTGTGTTAAACGAACCTCCCCATTGGAAAAACATTGGGTGAACAACTTCGTAAACAAGGTCACCATTTCTTTCTCCACAGTAATAGTATTCCTCACCCGCTACCACAGCATGTTTAAATCCTTCAACATCTTTCCATTTAATGTCTTTGTATTCGACAAGGAAGTCTATCATCCTTTGAGCTTGTTTTGCTGTAGGGGTCTGATAGTCGAACTTTAGGTACTCTAAAATTTCTTCTGGGGTCTCTGCTTGGACTTGGGCATCAATTTGCTGCTTAACTTGCATTTGCTGTTCAGGGCTCATAGAGTAGATATTGTCTACGCCCGAACTATTTGCAATACTCATAAGGATTTTTTGTTTCCTCTGCTCCATTTCTTGCATAAGGAAGTTTTCTATCCTCCTGTTAAGTTCATCTTGTATGAATGTTCTCCTGTGTGGTGTGTTATCTTTTATCATAGGACGAAAAGGCCGGCTTTCCTGTTCACCTATAATTGCATTAGCCACCTGCATTGTAAGTGGGTAATGTGATACATTCTGATAATCTAAAAGTATCTCTTCATCACCTATTTTGAAGTATAAAGGATCATCATATAACGATACATCTAATCTCCCGTTAAGTAGGTCATAATTTATTTTTAGTTTATCTATGTGCTCGTAGTCTCTAAAATTGCCGTAGTACATGTCGAGAAGCTCTGCTTTCTCTTTCATGTTCCTCTTACCATTCTTATTTTTTTGGTAAGAGCTTAAACGAGCATTATAATTTTTACCTATAAGTATTGACATAATTAGTATGTTTCAAAACTTGACCTCCTTCTTACGTAGTTAATATTTTTCTCGTAATAAATTTCCTGTTCCTCTTTAGGTTGTACAAGTTCTACAGCCTCTTTGTCTAGCTGGTTTATTAATAACATTAATCCAAGCATTGCAGAAATGTAATCGAAGTTTCCTGCTGCTTCATTGAAGTTTACAATCTCATCTAGAAATCTTGTAGATAAGATATGTTCTATGTTATAGGAGTGAAAATCTCCTGTATCTTTATTGTGACCTCTTTTATATAAGAGCCACGATTTTAATTTTTGTAGTAGCCAAGGTTTTTTCCTGTCCCCTGTAATAGTAAAACCTACTGCACCCTTCTTTCTGTAATTAGGGTTAAGCTCTCTCTCCGCTAGATAAGCCTCTTCTTGTAAAAGTTGTCCGTGTCCGTTTTCGTAACACCAGGTAACAAAACCAGCGGTGTTGGTTTCTGGAAATATCTTAGCGTTATAGTACTTGGCTAACTTGACTACTCTCTCGTAGTTAGCGTACAGGTCATCTTCTCTGCCTACCCACTCGGCTACTATACTATCCTCTAAGGTATCCTCACCACCTGTGTAAAAGTATTTGTAAACTACAGCTACGTTCAAAGATGCATCTAGTGACTGCCCTTGCCCAGGCTTTGCCACTGGGTCATACACAACCCAATATAAACCTTCTGGTATCTCTTCGGGTGGTTGCTCAAATATAGTGTAGCAACCAGCAAGATCTATTTTTGACCTATCTATGTTGTACTCTTTTATTGGTCGCGTTTTTCCTTCATTATCTTTTCTAAATTCTACTCCGTACTTTTCTCCACTATTGTACCTTAAATCTCCTAAGTTTGCATGAATATTAAAATAATCATAAGCATCAATATCAGAAAGCCTAGCTTGCGCTTGAGCTACAGGGAGGAATGCCCTCCTGTTAGGTCTAAGCATTTCGTCAGGGTGGATTGGGGCGTACATGATGTAGTCATCAAAAGCCGAGCTATCCATTTTTTCTGAATTATTTTTTCTTTCTTCGTTTAAGAGTTCTAGTGCCGTTATAAGGTCGTTATTACCTTGTGGGTCTTTGTATTCCCGGTATTTATATATCGCCGATAGAAATAACCCAATACTTAAATCTGAGTTTTTCCAGTAATTAGGGATGCTTGCAATTGTGTAAGCTC